TCTAGATCCCTGCGCCGGGTCCGGTCGCATTGTGGAGAGCGCGAGGGCGTCGGGTTACGAGGCACGCGGCTGCGATATCGTGGACCGAGGCTTTGACTATTACACGGTCTGCGACTTCCTAACCTCCGGCATCACCGCCGACAACGTCGTCATGAACCAGCCTTTCGATTTGAGCGAGGCCTTCGCACGGCAGGCGATGCGCCGCGCTTCTCGCAAGGTTGCGATGATCATGCCGACGCGCCGCCTCAATGCGGCTGGCTCGTGGATCAAAGAGCTCCCGCTCTATCGCCTCTGGTACCTCACACCGCGGCCCTCGATGCCGCCAGGATCTGTCGCCCTCGATTACGAGGCGAAGGGCAAAGAGTCGTCAGGCGGGAAGCAAGACTTCGCATGGCTCGTGTTTCTCAAGGGATACGACGGCAAGGCGGAAGTGCGTTGGCTTCATCGGGACAAGAGTAAGCAGGCGAGGGCGGCCGCATGAAAGGTACCCTTCGCATTCAAGACCACATCGCCGATCGCGATAGTGACAGAGTTAGGATGGGGTTGCGAATGACCGAGCCCTGTCGTCTGCCCTCGAAATCAGATTGCCAAGTCGAATTCGGCACGAAGCCGATTCACAACAGCCTCGAGGATGTTGATAAGTCCCTCGTCGGGTTCCCCACCCTCCTGCATGGCAGTCGCCTTCCAGGTCTCGCCATCCGGCTGAACCGTGATCGCCATACCGGTCGGCCACGCGCAGACTTCTTCTATCTCAACACGAATGAGAGCTTCCAGTTCTGCGGCAGATTTCGCGGGTCGTTTCATTTTTTCGCCCTCAGAGATCCCGACCCAACGCGCGGAAAGCCTCAAGTGTTCCGGTGTAGGCATTGAATCAGTGCGTGAACATGGCCGCGACGAGGGCCGGATTGGTCGCTTTTGTGAAAACGACATTTAGGAGGAGATCAGAATGGCAGAGCAGGCGAGGCAGAAAACACCGGATGACGAGGCCGTTATCGCGGTCCGTCTCGGGAAGATGAGGGTTTTAAAGGATGAGGCGGCGAGCGCTCAGGGTACCTACAGAAACTTTCTGAGCCAGGCCGAGGGCTGTGGCATCAACCTGAAAGCAGCGAAGCGCGCGCTTGCGATTGCCAAGTCTGGCGATGCGGAAGCGTGGCTCGAAGAAACGCGCGAGACCACGCGCTATCTCCGCATCCTTCGCCACGGCATCAACGAAAGTCAGATGAAGCTCGACTTCGGGACGACGCTCGAGCCGATGGACGAGAAGGCCGCGAACGACGGACGGATCGCCGGTCTCGATATGGAGGCCAAGGAGTCCGACATTCCGCACGATCTGAGCACACCGTCAGGGCAAGCGTGGATCACAGCCTTCCGGCAGGGCCGGTCTGAGCGAGACATCATCCTTTCGATGATGGACGCCGAGGACGACGAGTCCGAAGACGACGAAGATCAGGAAGCGGCCTGATCAATGCGTTTCGTTGGCCTGGATCAAGCTCTACGCAATTCCGGCGCCGCCGTTCTCGACGGCGATCGGTTTGTGTTGGCCGAGGCCTTCCATGCGAAGGGCGTGGGGCAGGGCAAGGCTTTCCACGAGTTCAGGGTCTGGTGGACCGGCTTTCTGCGCAGGCATCGGCCCGATTGGGTGGCGATTGAAGAGCCGTTGCGGTCAGATATGACGCGAACCAGCGTTGCGTATCGGCCCAATGATGCGTTCGGGAAGTCTGTGATCAAGACGAAGCAGCCGCTAACCAACATGCAGACATTGCTCGGGCTTTACGGTGTCCGCGCGCACGCGATCGAGGTCTGCGAAGCGTTGGGCATTGAATACAAAGAGATCAATAATCAGGAATGGCGCTCGGTCATCCACGGCGCACGGCATGCGCCGAAAGGTACTGCCAACTCATCGGAATGGTGGAAGGGTCAGGCACTCACGCGCTGCAAACAACTCGGCTGGGCCGTGCCTTCGAAGGATGCTGCAGAGGCAGCGTTGATCGCTGAATGGCTCAGAATCCAGTTCACGCCGATGGGCCGCGCCAAGGGCAACGATCTGTTCGGGAGCGCGGCGTGATATCCGACCGGTTCGAGGATTGGAAAGCCCGCGCCGACGAGGCGGACATGCTCGAAGCCGCGATCCGCCACGGCGCCACGTTGAAGCGTTTCGGCCGCGAGCACACCGGGCCGTGCCCGAACTGTGGTGGCCGGGACCGATTCTCAATTTCAGCGACCAAGCACAAGTGGAACTGCCGCGGTGCGACCGGAGGCCAAGGCTCGATCGGCATGGTGATGCACATTGCCGGCCTTTCATTCGTCGAGGCCTGCGAAGACCTGACTGGCGAGCCCAATCCGTCTGGACGTAGATCGCGGCCCTTGAGCCCTGCTGAGAAGGTAGAGCGAGAGAAGCAGCGGCTCGCTTCGCAGGCCCGCCAACGAGCGAGAGACGCCCAAGAGGCGGCCTATCAAGAGAACACCAAGGAAGCAGCGCAGGCGATCTGGGGCGCATCCATTGCACTGCATGATCTCAACAGCAGAGGAATCCCGACGCCGGAGGCGTGGCCCGAATGCCTGCGCTTTCATTCGGCGCTGCCATATCCGGGGAAGGCTGGTCGATACCCGGCGCTGATCTGCCGGGTTGATGACATTTACGGCAACGTGACCGCGATTTGGCGCATCTATCTGCGATCTGACGCGCGGAAACTGGACGTCGACAATCCGAAGCTGGGCCTTGGTCCAGCCGGCGGAGGCGCGGTGCGTCTCGGCGGGATGGGGTCAAAGATCGCCGTAGCCGAAGGGCTTGAGTCCGCGTTCGGCTATTGGCTGCTCACCGGGATGAAGCATCCGGCCTGGGCGGCGCTCTCGACCTCGGGGATGCAGGGGATCGAGATCCCGCTCGGCGTCGGTCAGGTCGTCGTGGTGCCAGACGGAGACAAGCCTCTTCGGAAGAAAGAAGGCGTCTACGTCGAATCCATCCCGGCCGGTCGAAAAGCGGCGCAGGCTTTGTGGGTGCGGCTGGTCGAGCAGGGCGTCCGCTGCAACGTAGCGGCCGAGCCTTCGGCTGGCAAAGATTACCTCGATCTTTGGCGAGAGCATTGCCGGGAGAACGCATGAAGCCGGACCTTCTCGCCAACGAACGCGCCTTCATCGGCTGCCTGCTGCGAAATCCTCATGAGTATTGGGACGCGAAAGACCTGATCCGCGTCGAGATGCTCACCGACGATGCTCACCGTGGCATATACGAGGCGGTAGGCGACCTCATGGAGCGGGGACGGCAAGTGTCCTCGTCCGCGCTGCAGGCCGCGCTGCCGGAGGAATACGACGACGGCAAGCCGTATGTGGCTCTGATCGCGGTCCTGAAAGAGATTGCAGCGGAAGCCGGATCGGCGCTCGATTATGCCGATGTGATCCGAGAAGAGTTCAAGCGGCGCCGCGTTCTCAACCTGGTTCAGAAGGCGGGGAAAGCCGCGAAGGACCCGGCGAAGTGCACCGACGACATTCTCGCCGAGATCGAGTCCGAACTGCTCTCGACGGTTCGAGACAGTGAGTTCTCAAACATCAAATGGCTGCACGAGGCCGCCCAAGAATCCCTCTCGAGCACCGCGGAGAATTACCGGGTCAAAGAGGAGATCCAGATCGGGCTTCGCACAGGCATTCAGGAACTGGATAGCCTGGTTGGTCCGGTGATGGGCGGTGATCTCGTGACACTGGCCGCGCCGTCGGGGCATGGCAAGACCACGCTCGCGATGCAGATCATCCACGACGCAGCGCGCCCAGGCGTCGGCAAACCGGCGTTTTTCGTCTCAATGGAAATGCAAGCTACGCAGATTGCCCGCAGAGCCATGGCAGCCTGGGCCGAGGTCTCGGTTCGGAAGCAACGCGCCGGCGACATCGAGATGTTCGAATATGAGCGGCTTCGGTCCGCCGCGGCGCGAGCGGCCGAGGTTCAGATCCTAATCGATGAAACGGGCCGACAAACCACGTCCCGCATCTGCAAGAAGATTCGGGCCATGCACCGTCGCTACGGGCTCGGATGCGCCGCGATCGATCACATCCTGCTCGTCAAGCCCGACAATCCGCGCTGGCAGAAGATCGAAACCATCGAATTCGCCGCGATGGCTTTTAAAGAGTTGGCCAAGGAACTGGACATCCCGATCTTTCTTCTCGCGCAGCTAACCCGCGGATCTCAGAGCAGCGCCACCTCGTGGAAATTCACCGACCAGGCGCTCTATGGCGGTGACGCGATCAAGCAGGCGAGCGACGTAATGCTGGGCGTAACTCTGCCCCGGAAATGGCTGAAACAGAGGGAGCCGGAGGAAGGATCCAAGGATCATGAAACCTGGTTCGATAAGATGGAGCGCTGGCGCGACAAGGCGGAGATCGGCGCTCTTAAGATGCGCGATGACGATGATGGCCAATGGCTCACGATGCCATTCGACGGCGCAACGTACACGTTTGGGACGGACGCGGCATGAACCAGAGCAAATCCAAGCAGGACCTCGATCGGATCAGTCAGCGTCGGCAAACGAAGGGCAACGCTGTCAAAGGTCAGGTCCATAGTTGTGATGTGGCGGGAGGGGAGGTCGTCTCAATCCTGCATGGATGAGATCGAAGGCGCCATACGGTCATTGGACCGGGATCTAAACCGACGTGATCAGGTAGTGAAATGAGCGAGCTCAACTTGGCGCTTATTCGGCAGGCGATGGTCACTGCGAGGTCAGTCCTCCTTAGCAGTTCGTTGGATACCGCAGACGATCTAAAGAATGCCCACCGCCGTCGCGTATTGGAGGCGGCGCGGGCGCGCCTGACCGCGGCAATAGCGGAGATCGACAAGCCGAGATGACCCCAGAGCTCGCCAGCATCTGCGAACAATACGGCGTCACGGTTGTGCATCCGGCGCAGCACCGCCCGTTTGTGCCGATGCATACTGCGGCAGGGGCTACGCTGGATAAGATTCTGATTCACGAGGGTGAAGATCACCTGCGAGATGTGCTGACGGTGCTGACCGAGAGCGAGAACAACAAGAACATGCTGATCGCGCCCGTCATTAAGGCGGTGTCCCGGATCATGGCGAAGAACCCGAAGTGGTATCGAAGCGATGCGAGCAAGTTTCTCGAAGTGATGGATAAGGCCGACCTGCCATCGATTTACATGCGGGCAAGAGCCAACAAAACAGTCCTTAAGGCGCACGAGACCATCTCGGCGCTGCTGCTGGATTAGCTTCGGAAAGTGTTTCAGGCGGAAGAGCAGGCGAGGTTGATCTGATGTGGACCTCTGTAGATGTTAGAGACCGGTTCGTAGAGGCCGCCGAGGTCGAGCGAAGGACGCCGCGCGGTGCATGGGGCCATCGCAAAAACTGGGCTTCTGGCCTGAGTACCGGCGCGAGTTCGAGGATCAAACTGGGTGGAGCGGTCAGACTTGGCACGACATCTACGAGGCGCGGAATAATCGGCGCGTTCAGCCGACGCCATCTGAGCGGTCGCGAGCCGAAGAGGTCTTGCTTGAATGGACGCCATTGGTGCGGGAAGATCGTCGAAAGTTGGTCTGGTTCTGGTCTCATTGCGCTGCGGGCGGCGGCAAATTCGCCGTGGTCTGCCGTCGTATGGGATGGACGCGCAGAACCGCATATGCGCGTCTCGATGGCGTCTTTGAGGACTTGAGGGCCCGTTTTATCAATGATCTTCGTATCTTGCGCCTCGCAGGCAATGTAGACGATTGCACACTTTCCGGTCCAGTGAGAGGTAATTGTTGTCTCCTGAACGAATTGCCTGAAGCGCAGTCGCCCCGCTCATGGAGCGACGGCGAGGCCAGCGGAGACCATCCAGACATTCGAGATTTTAGCTGGGCAACCGCTCAAGCGGAGCGGGAGGCAAAGCGCCGGCGCAAGGCAGAGGCAGGAATGCCGAAGCCGGAGACGGTGTGATGCGGACGAACTATCCGATGCGCGATATCGGCCGAGAGGTCGATTACGAGGCGATCAAGCGACGGGCCTTCGTCGACCATGGCATTCTTGTCGCTAAACTGGACGACCCGAGGCTAAATAACTTCGAGCGCCAGTTCTTGGAGAATATCGGAACTAAGATCACCGGGGTGAGGCGCAGGTAAATCTGTGCCAGTTCGATCTACTGATCATACTTGGCGATGATTTCTTCCAGTTCTTTGAAGCGCCGCTCAGCCTCGGTCAATTCTTGCTGAGTTTGATCTACCATCTTGCCATCGATGCTCTCAGCAGCGACCGTGCATCGGCCAAATCGGTAGTCGTCGATCTTTTTGCTCAATCTGCTGCGCTCGGAAACGCACCAGTCGTAGAACGTGTCTTGGGGTAGGGACATTCATTCCTCCATCGGATGATCGAGTCTTGGTGCCATCCTACAGGAATCAGAGATGCCCTGCGGCTGCAAAGAACGCGGCGACGCCATCGTGCGCGGCGTGAGGTCTGCCGCCAAGGGTGATCTGAGCCAAGCCGGCGCCGAAATGAAGTTCATCGCAAGATCCGCCGCTAAGGACGCCACGACCGCGCTCCGACAAAAGACCGCCCAGATCAAATCGAGGTTGATGCGCCGATGACCGATGGTGTCTCGATAAAGGTCGATGCCTCGTCGCTGACCCGGGTGAGCAACCTGCTTCACTCCGCGGGCAAGAATGCGCCGTTGGCCATGATCCGCGCGGTGAACCACACCGGTGACAAGGCCAGAACCCAGATGCGGCGGGTGCTGGTCACGCAGACCGGTCTGAAGATGAAGACCATCCGCAAGGCGGTGACATCGAAGCGAGCGTTCAACGGTGGAGCATACGAGATCAAATCGCGAGGTGGAAACGTCCGCCTGATGTTCTTCGGAGCCCGCGAGACCCAGAAGGGCGTAAGCGCGGCGCCATGGAATAAACGGCAGGTCTACCCAGGGACGTTCATGAAGGGCGGGCTTTTCCCAAATCGTAAGGGGATGGTGGCCGGTGGTGCGGTGGTGCGAAGGGCAGGCAAAGGCAGGTACCCACTGCACGGGGTGAAGTCGGGTCTGTTCATCCCGACCGAGATGGTCACGGGTTCGTCGGAGGCCGCGTTCTATTCAACTGTCGAGAGCCAGCTGCCAGATAGACTGGCGCACGAACTGTACCGCGTGTTGGGCTCATAGGAGGCCGCTGGGTGCTGTGTCTATGTGGGTAGCTGCGGCGCATGGGTGACTCGATCTGCGGGAACGCCGGGCATCACGCGCACACCGTCAAGGGACCGTACCAGATAGGCCACGGGGTGCGCCGGTAGGTCGGCCCGAGATCTGAGCAGGTAACGGCCTCCAAAAGTTCAACTTTCCTTGCGGTGGGTGAGGTTCGCGGTGTCGAAAACCGGCGTGACGGCAGCTGCGGTTGGGGCTCACCTTCGACTGACGCGGCAACGCGTCGGTCAGCTTACCGACGAGGGTGTGTTCAGCCGTCTTGCTGACGGATCGTTTGATCTGGACGCATGTCGGTTTGCATACATTGAATGGCTTCGCAGCGACGATCGCCGGGCGGTGAAGTCGGTCGTGATCAGCCGGATC